ACACTTACTTGGTATGACTCTAGTGCAACGCTGACTTACGACATTCTTAGTCAGTACAACTTCAATGCCAAAGATTATTTAACGCTAGATGGCAATGCTTTAGTAGTGCTTGAGGAAGGCGATCAAGTCAGAGTTACGCCAGAAGCCGGTAGTACATTTACCGTGATTTTGACGTTTCTTCTTAAAGGAAACCAACGAGAATGAGTACAACCTACTTACAGGCCGTTAATGATGTTTTGGTTAGGTTGCGTGAGGCTCAAGTCTCAACGGTATCCCAAACCACGTATTCTGCTCTCATTGGCAAGTTTGTCAATGATGCCAAACGTAATGTAGAAGACGCCTACAACTGGAACGTCCTGCTTAGTAATGTCACGGTGTCTACCGTTGCTGGTACTAGCACCTACGCTGTTACCGGAAGTGGCTTGAAGTTTCGGGTGATTGATGCGATCAACGTGACCGCAGAAACGCCTTTGCAGAATGTGTCCTATGTCGAGATGAATAGGTTTTTGAGCTTTGGTAGCCCTGCTCAGACTATTCCTACATACTACGCATTTAATGGTGTTGATATCAATTACGACACCAAAGTAAGCCTATTCCCAGTCCCTGACACCGCTTACTCGCTTAAGTTTTCGGTCATTATTCCTCAGGCCGACTTATCCAGTGATGCCACTGTCATTCAGGTTCCCTCTGAGCTGGTGATTCAAAATGCTTACGCCAGGGCGTTGGTTGAGCGTGGCGAGGACGGTGGATTGAATAGTTCTGAGGCTTACGCGCTTTACCGGCAAATGCTGTCGGATTACATTGCTCTGGAAGCGACTCGTTATCCTGAATCCCAAGAATTTGTCGCTGTGTAATGGCTCAAAATATACAAATATTTAGCATTGCCGCACCTGGATTCTTTGGGTTAAACACTCAAGACTCTCCATTAGATTTAGCATCTGGCTTTGCCTTAAATGCAACCAATTGTGTGATTGACCAATACGGACGCATTGGCGCTCGCAAAGGATATACGAAGGTCAATTCCTCTACTGGTGCCGCTGGCTCCAATGACATTCAGGCTTTGCATGAGTTAATCGAAGATGATGGCACCAAGACCATCCTGTTTGCCGCCAACAACAAGTTGTTTAAGTTGGATTCTAGTAACGCGGTCGTTGAGTTAACTTACGGCGGCGGTGGTACAGCCCCTACGATCACCGCAAATAATTGGTGCATTGCAACACTCAATAACATTGCGTATTTCTTCCAGACCGGCCACGACCCTTTAATCTACGACCCTGCTGTGAGCACCACGACGTATCGCAGGGTATCGGAGAAAAGTGGTTATCTTGGCACAGTTCCTAGCGCAGATATTGTCATCAGCGCATACGGTAGATTATGGGCGGCTAACACTGCGACTGACAAGACTACCATTTACTTTTCCGACCTTCTTGCAGGGCATGTCTGGAATACCGGAACTTCTGGAAGCCTGGACATTGCAAGGGTGTGGGGAGAGGGCGTAGATGAAATCCAAGCGTTGGCGTCTCATAATGGCTTCCTGTTTATTTTTGGCAGGAACCAAATACTTGTTTACGCAAATGCAACAACTCCGGCAGACCTTGTCATCCAAGACTCAATTATTGGAACAGGCTGTATCGCAAGGGACACAGCCAAGACGATAGGCACTGACGTTCTGTTTCTGTCGAACACTGGCATTCGGTCGCTGATGAGGACGATTCAGGAAAAGTCGCTACCTTTTAGGGATCTTTCCAAGAATGTCCGCAATGACTTGATGTCTATTGTTGCTGGCGAGGACTTAACAAAGATTAAGGCAGTGTTTTCTGAACGCAATGCGTTTTACCTGCTGACACTGCCATCTGTAAAACAGATTTATTGCTTTGATACTAGGGGGCAGCTACAAGACGGCTCCCTACGCGTCACTGTTTGGAATTCTATTGACCCTAAGTCTTTATGCTCCAGGTCAAATGGAGATTTGCTGTTTGGTAAAACCGGATACGTAATGAAGTATTCCGGTTATCAAGACGACGGGTCGTCTTTCAGGATGCAGTATTACACCAACCATGCAGACTTAGGCAATGTTTCTCAGACGTCCATTCTGAAACGCCTGTCGATTGTTGTGATTGGCGGCACCAATCAAATGGTGACGTTTAAGTGGGCATTTGATCTGACTGGAAACTATCTTTCAGATAACGCGCAGATCCCAACGCAAGGTATTTCTGAATACGGTATAGCGCAGTATGGAGCCAATGCGGTGCCTGTTTCGTATTACAGCAACGGACAACTGATTCAGACGCTAACGGTATCTGCATCTGGAGCTGGAAAGTTAGTGCAGACCGGATATGAAACAGACATCAATGGCGCAGCGTTAAGCATTCAGAAAATCGAGATTCAGGCTAAAAACGGAAAATATAGTTAAGGACAATCATGTCGAACTACACCAAAAGCACCAACTTTGCGACCAAAGACACCCTGCCTTCCGGTGACGCCAACAAGATTGTCAAGGGTACCGAGATTGACACGGAATTCAACAATATTGCGACTGCTGTTGCGACGAAGGCTGATTTAGCAAGCCCGACGTTTACTGGCACCGTTACTATTCCTACTCTCTCTGCCACGACCGGCACGTTTTCTACCGCTTTAGCAGCGACTTCCGGTGGAACTGGCAACGCTAGTTACGCAGTTGGTGATCTGCTTTACGCCTCTACGACCACTGCCTTATCCAAACTGGCTGATGTTGCTACTGGGAATGCGCTGATTTCTGGTGGCGTTGGTGTTGCCCCTTCATACGGCAAGATTGGCCTGACTACTCACGTTTCTGGAACTCTACCAGTTGCAAATGGTGGCACTGGTCTTGCGACTATTACCGCTAACAACGTGCTTCTTGGGAATGGCACCTCTGCCTTGCAAGTTGTAGCGCCTGGCACCACAGGTAATGTGCTGCAATCAGATGGTTCTACCTGGGCCTCAACTGCAAAACTGGTGCTGTCTACCGCTCAAGCCACTACCTCGGGAACATCAAAAGAGTTTCTGAGTATTCCGTCGTGGGTTAAACGCATTACTGTGATGTTTGATGCTGTTAGCTCAAATGGAAGTAATAACTTAATTGTGCAGCTTGGGTCTACCACATACACAACGTCTGGTTACGACTCTGCTATTGCGGCAATTGCTGGAGGAACCACTGGTTCTAATGCTGATACTACTGGTCTTTTAGTATCAACAATGCTTTCGACATACTCTGTTTCCGGTGTTGTTACTATTACTTTAATGGGTTCAAATACTTGGGCTTACACATCAAATGTTCGTTACGCGGCCTCTAGTATGCAAGTTGCGGCCGGTCGTGTTGCGCTATCCGGCGCATTGGATAGGCTTAAGATCACCACTACCGGCGGCACCGATGCGTTTGACGCTGGATCAGTAAACATCATGTATGAGTAAAAAAGAACCAGTTATCGTTAAACCTGAATACATTGTATATATCGAACGCGTAAGAGATTTAAAGTTTATCCACATGGATGTATTCAAGTGGAGCAAAACGGTCAAGAAAGAGTTTGCTAAAGATTGGAACGATTGGGCTAGAAAGCAGCAAGAACCGTTATACGCAATGCCGTTTATAGATGACGAAAAGATGCGGAAGTGGGCGGTGATTACAGGATTTAAGATATTAGAGCATCACAAGTGTTTGGACGGAATTACTCGAAAGCTGTATATCTGGAGATAGATTATGGGTTCACTTGTTGGAAGCGCATTAGGATTTCTTGGTGCTCGTAAGCAGGCTAGTTCTGCTGAATATGCCGCTCAAGTTGCTGCGAATCAGCAACAAGAGGCGGCTCGATTAGCCGCAGAGGAAGCCAGGTTCCGTCCTATTGGGATTACGACGCGGTTCGGTGCGTCGCAATTCGGATACGATCCAGAAACCGGCAGGGTATCCTCTGCTGAATATACGGTCTCTCCAGAGCTTCGCGCCCTACAAGACCGTATTATGGCTCTCAGCGGCCAGCAACTAGGCTTTGCTGAACAAGCTCCTAGTTTATATGCGCCTCTGACATCTGCCGCTACCGGACTGTTTAACCTGGGTCAAGGCTATCTCGCAGAAAGCCCGGAACAGGCCGCACAACGATATATTGCGCAGCAGCAAAACCTTCTCGCCCCTTCCCGTGAGCGACAGTTTGCCCAACTGCAAAACAGGTTATTCCAGACTGGTAGGGCGGGATTAGCCGTAGGCGGAACGGGAGAGCGTCCTAGTGGTGCCGCTGGTCTTGGTGCTGCATCTCCTGAGATGGAAGCGTATTACAACGCCCTGGCCCAGCAAGACGCTGCATTGGCCGCGCAAGCGATGGAGCAAGGTCAACGACAAACCGCTTTTGGTGCCGGTTTGTTTGGAACTGGTGCCGGACTTCTTGGTGGATACGGTCAAGGCTTGGCTGGTTCGTACGCTCCGTTTTCGACTGGTCTTGGTACCGCAGGAAACATTGAGCAACTTGGCATGGAGCCTCTCACGATTGGTTCTGCGTTGGGTGGACGGATTTCTAACCCTGCCGGTGGTCAAGCCCTTCTGCAAGGCGGGATTGGCGCAGCAAGGGCTTTACAGCCAGCCTTGAGCATGAGTCCTTTGGGTGGTTTTTATAGTGGTTTAGGAAGCGTCGCTTCTGGTATGGGCGGATCTTTAGGCGGTCTGTTTGGCGGTGGAGGGGCTGTAACCCCAACAACGCCAGGAACTTTAGGTTCCGGTACTTATGGAATACCAAGTATGCAAATGCCGTTTGGGTTTTAATTAAAGGATTTAATCATGGCGCAAAGTGACATCTTAGGTTTATTCGGACTGACGCCTGAAGCCTTGCAGCAATCCCAAGCGGCCAGGGATCGCGCAGAGGCTTTGCAATTTGCCCAATTAAGTCCTATGGACAGGGCTTCCTTTGGTTTCTACCAAGCCGGGCAACAGTTAGGTCGCGGGGTTGGATCTCTATTAGGTATCGAAGACCCTCAACTGCGCATGATTACTCAGCAGCAGCAGATTCTGCGCGGCATTGATCCTAACGACCCGGATTCATTAGCAGAAGGTGCCGCTAGAGCCGCAGAGATGGGGAATCCGCGACTGGCTGCCGCGCTGGCCGAACAGCAACGCAAGGTTATGGAATCAAGGGCTTTAATTGCGCAACGTAATGCAGCTGCTAGCAGAGAAGTTTCTCAACGCGTTCCAACTGATATCCAAACGGCGCAATATGTGCGGCAGTTACAATCTAGTCGCAGAGATATCATGGCACTTCCTGATTCTCCTGAAAAAATTGCCGCATTAGCTGATATTGATGCTGAGTTAAATCAGTTAGTAAAACCTGAGCGCGCAGGTAGGCAAATTAGTTTTGGCGCAGAGCGTGAGGCTATTGCGTTTGAGTTATACGGCAAGCCAATGGCATCTTTAACTCAACAAGAAGTTGCTGAAGTCAATCGTAGAGCTGAAGCGTCCGCTACTGGACGAGCCAAAGCTGGCGCACCTCAAGTTCTTGTGCCTGGCGTAAAAGAAGTAAAAGATGTTCCTACATTAAGGAAAAATGTACAAGATACCATTAAGCCTGATCTTGATGTGATTAGGGCAACCGATCAAGCACTTCGACAAATTGATTTGTCTATTGATAAAGTAAATCCGATTGCTTTTAATGCGGCAAGAGTTCAACTTGCAAGAGCTATCGGCGGCGGCGGTGATTTGGCTATCAGAGAAATCCAAGCAGCAGGTGGAGATCCTTCGTTAGTCGGAAGGTTGCTTGATACAACTTCTACCTTATTTACAGGAACTCCTACTGTTGAATTGCAAAATCAAATTAAAACAACTTTAAATGCTTTGAGAAATGTCGCGTCTAATCGAGCAAGCACAGAATTAAATGTCCAAAGAGACTTGGCAAAACGCTCTGGATTTAAAGACGAAGATATACAAAGCGCATTTAATTTTCCGTCATTAAACGTCACAAAAAATTTAAGTCCCGCAGAATTAGCGCAAGAAGAATTAACGCGTAGACGTTCACAAAACAAATAACCTCAAGGTGAATTATGGCTCTTGATTATTCAAAATTATCTGATGCAGAGCTTGAGGCTATTTCTGCCGGAGATTATTCAAAACTTTCTGACGCTACTTTGGCTTCATTAGCTGGAGAGCCTGGAACTACTGGAGACTATAGGGCTGAAGCCGCTAGAAAAGGATTGGCGAGTAGTATAGCCACTGGTCTTGCTGCTGCAGGAGCATCTCAAGTTGCGCAGTCAGAACTGCAGCGTGCTTTTGCTAGGTCTATGGGCGTTAATCTTCCCGAAACTCCCATACAGAATCCGCTAAATGTTTTTTCTTCCATTCGTGAGTCTGTTTATAAACCTTTAATGGAGAGGTTTGGTTCGACTGGCGCAAAGCCTGAAACTGGAGGTCAACGTATTGTTGCCGCAGGAATAGAAACCGCCACCTCACCTGAAAGTTATTTGTTTCCAGGTCTTTCTGCCGTCCGCAGATTAGGGCCGGTCGCGCAAGGTTTATTGCGCCCTGTTGAAGCTGCTGCCGTTGGAGCCGGAGCAGAGGCTGGTGGTATGGCTGGTGAGGCCGCTGGACAAAAATTAGGCGCACCAACTGCCGGTCAAATTGTTGGTAGTTTTCTTGGAGGCGGCGTTGCTCAATCTGCCGTTGGATTTGCGCCTCGATTGAGTCCTGCATTTAATGCCGCAAAAACAAAGATTGACTCCATTCGTGGTAAAACTCCAGAAAATGAACTGCTACGTCAAATTGATAATAGCATTAACAATATTTTTATTGCTGCTAGTCAGGCAGACCCGAAGTTTGCGTCTGTTATTGATGAAGCATTAAAGGCACAAAAAAGTGTTTCGCTAAAAGCGCCTGGAGCAGAAGCTGTTGAACTTCCAGTTAGTGCGGTATTAGCAAACAATCCTGTGATTAACTCGTTTATTCAACAATTGTCTGCGAAAGACCCTGTTTTTAGGTCTCAATACTCCGGTCAATTTGAGCGAGCAAAAGCTGCTTTAACGCTCAATCAAATGAAGTTGTTTGGCGATCCTACAAAAGTAGAAGTCAATATTGCCAATCCTCCGCTGAAGAAAATACAAGAGCGGAAAATTGCGTCGATTGACGATCAAATAGCGTCTTTGTCGAATGTTGACGTTATTGACCCGTTTTCGTTTGGCAATAGAGTATCTAGTTTGATTGCGAAGAAAGAAGATGACGCAAGAGCTTTAGTCCGCCCGTTGTATCAAGAGGCTTTTGATATTGCAAAAGCTAAGAACGTAGAGCTTCCTGCGGTTTCTGTTGGAGATATATACAACTTTGTTGCTGGCGAAAAATCTTCTGATATTTTCCGCACGTTTCCCACTATTTACGGAAAAGTTAAATCTCGTTTTGCTCCTAAAGAGGTTGAGCAACCTGTTATTTTGGGCGCAGAAGGACAACCAATTTCCGGCGGCGTAAAAGACACATTTGCTCCTGCCAATATTGAAGATTTGGATTCGTTGAAGCGTGAAATTAATAGGCAATTACGCAAGACAAACGAGCCGTCAGAGATTAGGTTATTAACCACATTAAAAGACAAGGTTAATTCCACTATTGGTAGTTTGGACGAAGATTTTGTCAATGCTTATCGTAATGCTGATCGAGCGTATTTCCAAAAGATTGGGCTTCCCTTTGATTCAGATACGCTTCGCAATGTAGACCGTAAGAAGTTTGTTGAGCAGATTTCTCCTGCGATTATTGGGAATAAATCAAACGTCATTGATTTCTTAAACGCCACTGGCAACGAAGGCGCTGCGCTTGCCAGGGACGCGTTTATTGATAATTTCTACAAAAGCGCGGTGCGAAACGATGTCATCAATCCCGCATTGGCTAACAAATGGCTGGAAAAAAATAACGGTGGGATTAGTTTGCTTCCTGGCCTTGAAGATGAATTGAGGACTTCTGTAAACAATGTTCAGTTACTGAACGAGCAGAAAAATAGGCTTAACGCCAATTTTGCAAGAGTGGCCGGTGACAAACTGCTGCAACTTGAAGGTTTAAGCGCGCAACAGTTGGTTAATTCCATGTATGGATCTCGGCAATTTACTGATGGATTCATGCGTAAATACGGTGCCAACAAGGATAATTTGAACGCAATCCGCTCGTTCATGTTGGATGATATTGTTAGCAGCGGAAGTCCTTTAGATGTTCTGAACGATAGAAATAAATCCGCTATATTTAATCGTGTGTTTGGCCCGACTTACGCTGAAAAAGTAAAGGATTTTGCTGTTGCGTCTGATCGTTTAAGCAGGGACATTACGAATGTGCCTATGCGCCCTGAGACTGTTCCCAAAACGCCAATTGAGCAGATGATTGGCGTTACTCCTGAAACAATTTTGTCTAGGTTTTACAACCCTGTTTCTGGCCCTGTTTATGCGATCAGTTATATTTTCAGCAAGTATTGGGCCAAACAAACTGCGGAAGGAACTGAGAATAAATTAAAGCAATTGCTTTTGAATCCTCAGGACGCGGTGAAGGTGATGCGAGCCATTGAAAGCAAGAACAATAAGTTCGATCCATCAAAAGCCAAAGAAGCAGCTGGAGTAATGGCTAAATATGGTATTGATTATATGAATGAGGCGACCAGAGACTTTTTATCTGGAGGCGCTCGTGGATTAGCAACCCAGGCTTCAATGGAAGAATAATCATGGAAGACATCAGCCACCGTGAGATATACGAGCGTCTTGTCGCAGTTGAGAAAAAGGTTGATAGGGTAGAAGAAAACACCAAAGGCATGGTGACTGCATTTGAGGCCGCAAGTGGCGCTTTCCTGGTATTGGAATGGATCGCGAAAATCACTAAACCGTTGATTATCGTCTGTACATTTATCGCAGGAATTGTTATTTCAATCCAGTCTTTAAGGGTTAAATGATGGAGAATGAATCCGCAAAAGAAGTCGCAGGTAAGGCGATTGGCAAGCAGGGGCTTGCTTACATTACTTTAATTGTCTGCGTTGGTGTCTTGGCTTCCATTGTCCTTGAGGAAACCAAAATGGCTGCGGTGATGGGGCTTTTGGGCGCTTCTCTGACCGCGTTAATTTCCATGATGAACGGTGTTGCTGGAACGAAAGATAAAGAAGAAAAGCCTGAGTTTAAGGTGATTGCTGACCTGATCCAAAGGCTAGACCAGAAAGAACCAATGCAAGTCCAGGTAGACGGTGAGCGTGTGACTGTCTCAAAAGGTCCAGATACCGTGAGCATGAAAAAGGAAGGCGAATGATTACCCTACTCTCGACTCTTGTATCTTTTCTAGCCGGTGGTCTTCCTAAACTCTTAGACTTTTTCCAAGATAAGTCTGACAAGAAACATGAGTTAGCACTTACTAACTTACAGAAGGAAAAAGAGTTGGAGATGGTTAAACTCGGCTTTGTTGCACAGCAGCGAGTCGAGGAAATTAGGACGGATCAGATTGCCATGCAGACCGCCGTCCAGGAGCGTGAATCCCTCTACAAGCACGACATTGAGATCGGGAAGGGTGCGAGTCAATGGGTAGTGAATCTTCGCGCCTCAGTGCGTCCTGCCATTACCTACGGGCTTTTCCTGATCTTTTGCTTCGTGGAAGTGGCTGGTTTCTGGTACGCCACAAAGGTCGAGGCTGACTTTACCGTGGTTTTAGACCAACTGTGGGATGATGAAACCCAATTGATTTGGGCATCCGTGGTAGCGTTTTGGTTTGGAACCCAGGCGTTTAGTAAGAAATGAAGGTCAGCCCTGAAGCAATAAGGGTTATTAAACACCATGAGGGAGTTAAATTTAAGCCTTACCGCTGTCCTGCGCTACTCTGGACGGTTGGTGTAGGGCACGTAATCGACCATTCGCATATATCTGTTCCAATCGAGTCTAGGAAGGCTTTAGCGATCCCCGATGGATGGGATAGGGTCTTGACACCAGATGAAGTGGATAAGCTCCTTACGGACGATTTACGCAGGTTTGAGCAGGGTGTTCTTAGACTTTGCCCTGCTGGTCTTAATCAGTCTCGCTTTGATGCGCTGGTATCCTTTGCTTTCAACGTAGGACTTGGGAATCTACAGAGGTCTAGTATTCGGATGAAGCACAACAGGGGCGATTTTGAGGGCGCAGCTGATGCGTTTTTGATGTGGACGAAAGCCGGTGGCCGTGAATTGCCTGGATTGGTTAAACGCAGGAAAGACGAACGGGCAATGTATCTATCATAGTGTCTCACTAACATGACGCGACTTAAATGATTGATACCATTGAAGAACTTTCTGAATCAATTTGCGGTAAAAAGATTGAATCTGTGGAGTTAAATGAAGACGGTCTCCATTTAACGATTGATGATGGAAGTATCTTAGTCATTGCTGGTGGTGTTTGCATTGGTCTAATAGAGCCAAACGTGACATTGCAATGAATCATCCGTACCCATTGATTGAGGTTGTTTGGGATGACGCAGCCAGTGGCGCTGGTTGGCATGAAATACAGGAGGTGAAATTTGAGCCACAAATTGTAGTGACTGTCGGATTTCTGATTGCCGAAAACAATAAATACATAATCATCGGCCACACCTATTCAGAAGGTGCGTATGTGGGAGACTTTCAGATTCCTAAAGGAATGATCATTTCCAGGAAAGTCTTAAAGAGGGCAGCAAAAGGAAATAAACATGCCGCGTAAATCAACAGATGATGAGTTTATCAAAGTGTGGAATGAGTGTCATTCCCCCGCTGAAGTATCTAAAAGGTTAGGCATTGATGTTTCTAAAGTGCATACCCGAAGGAGGGCTTTAGAAAAGCGGTACGATATTCGTTTAATTACTATTGATAAATTAGGCAGGTCAACTTGCGACCAGAGTATGTTTATTACTGCGGATCGTGTTGAAGTCAAGCTAAACATAGAAAACGGCATTGTTTTGGTTGCTGGAGATCAGCATTATTGGCCGAATCATGTGCCTGTGATGCACAAGGCTTACTGCATTTTGTCAAAAAAATTTAAACCATTTGCGCAGATCTGGAATGGTGATGCTTTTGATGGAGCGTCAATTTCTCGACACCCTTCTATCGGATGGGAAAACAAGCCCTCTGTTAAAGAAGAACTGGAAACAGTAAAGGATCGGTCTGACGAGATACTGAAGGCCTCTCCTAACTCCAAGCGTATCTGGTGCGCAGGAAACCATGACCTTCGCTTTGAGACTCGCATGGCTGCGGTGGCTCCGGAGTACAAAGGCGTATTCGGGATTCACCTAAAAGACCATCTTCCATCCTGGACTCCAGCTTGGTTTGTGAGTATTAACGAAGGGCAAGAATCTCACACTGAGATCAGGCATAGGGAAAACGGAGGCGTCCACGCCGGATACAACAACACCCTAAAATCCGGTGTTAATATAGTCACAGGCCACGACCATCGAGCTGAAGTCGTTTGTTATGACGACCGTCGGGGCCGGAGATATGGGGTTAGGCATGGCATGACTGCCGACTCATCCAGGGATGGGCCTTTTGTTAACTACCTTGAAGGCAGGAAGGTCAACTGGCAGTCAGCCATAGCCGTTTTAACTTATCGAAATGGGGTTTTACTACAACCTGAATTGGCGCTAAGATTCGATGATCAATCGTTCCAGTTCAGGGGCGAACTTATTAACGTCTAGCTACCGCGCCGCCCTCCTCCACGGCGATTTTCCCCGGTCTTGAGCCGGGGTTTTTTTGTCCTGACGGTTCGTTTCTTTGGAGGTTGTTTATCAATTGGTTTTTCATAAAAAAATGTGGTGCATAGCGCCACACACCCAAGCACAGCAACAAGAATCCAAAACAAATATTCGACTAAGTTCTCCATATAAACTCCTTCGGCTTAGTTACAGATTTTTCTTGCTTGCAGCAGTCACATACACCAGGTCGGAATGTGTACGCATGGTTGTCCAACATCTTCCCTCCCAACAACCCGGCACAACCGAGGCAGATGAGGTCATACGTCATCGGGTCTTTCATCTCCCGAGGCTGATCGGGGTTGTCGTAGAACGATCTCATAAACAACTTCATGTGCTCTCCTGTTCAATCAATATGTCAATAAAGTGCTTCGCCTTCTTCAAATCCTCGATGCCGTTCTTGTTGCGCCAGCGGCTGATGTACTTGATAACGCAGCCTTCGATGTAGGGGATGCCGTTCTTGTGGATGTATTCGACCGGCTGGATAGCCATGCTCTTGTAATGCCCACCACCCACCTGAACGTCTAGTGCTTTTTCTGTCATGCGTTTTTCTCCTTGAGTTTGGCTTCGATGGCAAAAGCCCATGTTTTAAGGTCTAGGCACAACGCATCTTTCCATACATCCCATAGTTCTTTGATATCCTCATCAGTCAGCCCAACCCATTCACGCGTCTGCAATAAACCGCCCTTCGCTGCCACGGTCTCGATGCCGCT